CATAGAATCAGGGTCTACTGAACCTGATATAATAGACTTCTTTTTTACGTATGTATCTGAAACGAATAAAGCCTTTGCCATTATTTATTATTTTTTATGTTAAATATATCTTTTATCTTACTTAGTATAGTAGCCTTATCTTCTTCCTGTGTAAATATAGCTTCTATCTCTTCATCACTTATAACTTGAGATGATAATTTCTCTCCTGTTTCAATCTCTCTAGTAGACTTGTTTTGTACGTTGTCTAATTCACTAAATTCGATTGGTTGTAGTGTTCTAAAGTATAAGCTTAGGTAAATCTTATTTACAGCTAATATCTTATTTAAAGCATCTATAATGTTTTGTTGGAATGGTCTAATAACAATGTTGTCCATTAAGTTAGAAGCAACTTTAAGTTCTTCTGCATTATTACCAAATCCTGTATTGTCTTTAATCCCTAAAAGGATTGGAGACACAATACCGTGACCTAACATTATCTTCTCTCTTGATTCCTCTGATAAGAATTGATATTGAGCGTGTGCATCAGGTAAATGTACAGGGTCTATATTAGCAGCAGTCTCTTTGTCTTCATTAAAACTTAGTATAAACTTACCACTGTTAGAGCTTCCACCGAACTTAGATGCTATCTTACTTTCTATCTGTCCTTGTACTTCTTCAGAAGGTACTCCGTTATTAAAGTTAATTAATAAGCTAGGCTGTAAACCATTTTCTATATTTGATAAATGATAGTTGGATACCTCTTCCTCTAATTGACTGTACTGTAAAGAGGATTGGTAATCGCAAGGGGAGTAGTAGTAGAACGAACTTGTATAAGTTCTAACTACAAATACCTCTGTAGTATCACCTTTAGCTCCGTTACCAAATGTAGGTATTCTTCTAGGCTTGTCAGAAGTCTTTTTGTTCTTCCAATCTGGATGATAATAATATGCTTTTATAACTCCTGAAGTAGTTTTCTCTGCTCTAAGAGTTTCCATAGGATGATGCTTAATAGCAACTACCCTAGTTCTGTTCTTGTTGTATAATACTTTAAAACAACCTTGACCTAATAGCTTTCTGTCTCCAACTACTTTTCTAAGTTCTCCTTCATCTATAAGCTTTTTCATTTCGATATAAGAGTCTCTATTGATATTTCTATCAACAGCATCTAAACCTCTACCGTAAATCATATCACTAATACCATTAATACAACGTGCATTAGTAGGAGACCCTAAGAATCTATCTACTAAATCATTGAAGTAATCATTGTTAGTTCCATACTCTACATAATCTTTACCTGAGTATTCTTTTACTTCAGGTCTTTCATAGCTAGATAAACTAACTATCTTTAAATTACTTTTTTCTTTACTCATATATTTTAATTTCATCAGAGTCAGTAGCTACGTCTATAGTAAACTCTCCTTTGTTAATACTGTACTCTTCGTTATTAGAGCCTGTTACAAACACTTTATCTTTGAATATAACCTTTTTGTTAGGCTCAGAAGAAGGTGTTGTTAAATAGCACCATTCTTGCGTTTCAGAATCAAACTCATAGTTAGAAGAAGACTGGGATATTTCCATAAAGTAATACGCCCCTTCTATTAAAGATGTAAACTCTAAATCAATAGAAATACCTTTACCTGTATCTTCGTGTGAAGATGCTGTAATAGACTCTACTGCGTTAGTTCCATCTCTAGTTATTTTAACATCAACATCTAAAAAAGAGTTGTAGTTTCTAGGAATAATTACTATGTTATTAGTCGTTATGTCTTTATCTAATAGTTTCATACTATATAATAAAAAAAGTCTATTTTTGTTTTTATTGTATAAAAAAAGGCTACCGTTAAAGTAGCCTTTTCTGCAATAGTATTTAGTATTTATTAAGTACCTGATACAACACTTCCACCTGCATCAACAAGGTTAGTGTCTAAGAAATTAGCAGGAGCTTTCTCCATACCTGTTAAGGTAAGAGTATAACCTGACATATCACCCATAGCAGTACCTGTAACAATAGTACCACCTGTAACTTCCATTCCGTTGATTAAACCTGCAACGAAGAAATTATCGTTTTGGTCTTCAACTACAACGTGAGGATGTCCGAAGGCAATTAATTTGATTTCTTTGTGGTCTTCTTTAGTAAGTTTTGGAAGAGATACCTCCAATACTTGCTCAAAAGCAACCGTTCCATTCTCAGCAGAAGCTTGTACGTTCTGTGTTAAAGAAGAAGAAAAGTGTACATCATATTTGTAAGCAGATACAGCAGTTCCTAATGTGTCAATAACATCAGAGTCTGTACTGTTCATTACAAGACCATCTACGTCTCCGTAGTTGATGAAGTATATATTCTTAATCCCTCCAACAGAACCTTTACAAGGCTTCAATCTTCCTAGAGATAAATTTTCGCAAGACATATTTTATATTTTTTAAATTAATTAATTAGATTAAGTAATTGGGGAGCGTGAACTCCCCATTACATTATTTTGCTATTAAGCGTACCAAACGATTTCAGAACCGATAGCGTAGTTTACAGCAGCAGTATATCGCATAATGAAACGTACATTTTGTGAACCATCTAAGTCAGCCATATCTAATACTTTAACTTCGTTCTGGTCGTTCATAAGACCTGTACCGAAATGTAAGTTAGAAGATTGAGCAGCAACCATATTACCAGAAGGTAATCCGTTAGCCATAAAGATAGATACTCCTTCGAACTGTAGGCTACCAAATCCTTGGTTAGCTCCTTGGTTCAAGTAACCGTCTCCACCACCTTGAAGTGCTAAAGAAGAAACGTAAGCTCTTAAAATATCAGAAGAAACGTATAATTTCAAATCTTCTTTTCCATATACAGTTTGAGGAATAGCGTTGATTACTTTTCTCATTTCAGCTTGGATAGTTGTTGCAGCGACAGCAGCTCCTGCTACGTCAATTACAGCAGCATCAGCAGCGAATAAAGCTAAGAAACCATCGAACTCACCTTCGTTAGCGTCAGAACCATTCCAAAGAATAGACTCGTTAGCAGTAGCTACTTCAGCAACGGTTTTACCGATGATGTATTCAGCTAAAGATGGAGGTAAGTTATCGTGTGCAGATAATCCCATAGAAATTGCATCCCAGTCGTCACGGAAATCTTGCTTACAAAGAGTGAAATTTACTTGAAATTCTTTAGGCTCAAGTGTGTTCTCAGTGATGTCAAGAGTTGCAGTTGGAGTAAAGTCACAAGTACCATCTTTAATAAGGTCACTCATTTCTACTCTCTTTAAGACTTGCTTAAATTTGATGTTTGGTTTTACAGTTAAACCACCATTTCTAATAGTAGTTGGTTGTAATAACGCAGCAGAGATAAAAGGCATAGCTTTTTCTCCTGCGTATGTAGTTGTAATGTTTGTTGTTGTAGCCATTTTTTTGCTATTTTTTATTTATTATTTATTAAAAAGTGTTTTGAAGACATAGTCTTCGGTTGTTAAATTTCTGTTTTGAGCGTATAAGTAACTAGGTTTTTTCTCAAGCTCTACATCAGGAGTATGAACTAAGTCATCAACTACCTCTTCCGATTTAGTTTCAATAACTTCTTCTTTTACTTCTTCAGTAACTTCTTCAGATACTTCTTCTTTTACTTCTACTTCTTCTTTTACTTCTTCCTCTTCTTTAACTTCTGATAATTCAGCAGGTACTTCTTGAGGAGTCGAAGGTGAAATGCTTTCCAATACTTTGGTGTACATTTCTTTTATTTCAGCTATCGCAGAGTCAAATTCTACTTTTGAAACTGCTACAGGTACATCAACAGGAGCAGTCGAAGGAGCTTCTTCTTTTACAGCTTCCTTTGTCTCTACCTCTTTTGTTTCCTCTTCAGCTAAAACAACTTCTTCCTTTACTTCAATATTCTCAACCTCTTCATTGTTTCCTAACGCTTTGTTAGAAAGCTCAACGATAGCTTTGAATAATTCTTTAGGGTTCTTCATAGTTCTAAAATTAATTAATAATTATACATTATAATAAGAAAGTAGTATAAGTGTTTTATTTTCAGTCCCAAAGACCTGCTCTATCACTACTTTCGTTTCTTTCAGAAGATTGGTTATCTACGTTAGACTCCGTCCCTCCTGTTAAAGAGCCTAAGCCCTGACTCCAATAGTCAGGTGCTTGGCACTTCTTCTCGTTACATTTTGTCATTGTGTAAGTATTTTTACACTTGCAATATTCAGCTCTCATTATGTTAATCCATTTATATTTACAGTTTCTATATCATTACTAACCATACTATTTAATTGTAACTTAGTATAGTTTTGGTCAGAAGGCATAACTTGATTTCTAATTCCATTAGAATAAGAATCAGAAGTTCCATCTCCCATTAACCATACTTGAGTTGCATAAGTACTATTTGTAGTATTTACATTAAATGTGGTACTATAGTTTGCTGATTGATTAACATATCTAAATGTTTTATCTTGTTTGAAATTTTGTATCCACTTCATTGGGTCAGTAATCATTTTAGTAATCTCATTATCAGTAGGCATAGTTTGATTTTGTTTTAATGTAGTAACTACCATACTAGCCACCTTTCCGTGAAAGTTTCTGTTAGAGCCTCTACCACCAATAGTTAAATTACCAACAATCCCTCTATCCATTCTAACTCCTGTACCACCACCAATAGCGTTAGAAGTCCAATTAGATACAGTAGATAAGTTAGAACCTACAGAAGCGAAGCTATCTTCACTACTCATTAGTCTAATGTCAAAAGCATCGGCTAAGTTAGCAGCGGTAGCATCACTAGAATTATATCTCTGTCCTTTGTGCGCTATATAAACTCCGAACCAAACAGATGTTTGTGAGTAAGTAATGTCGTCAATTTTACATTCGTTATATCCTACACCTTCTCTACCCCAACCTAAGTATACGTGGCCACTAGCAGTAAGTCTTAAATAGATATTATCATCATTAGTACCTGCACCTTCTCCAAAATTCCAAATATGTTGGTTACTACTATGTCTATCTACTCTAAACACTGTAGCAACTGCCCAAGGTCTAGCATTTATTTGGTTTGAAGTTTTACTACTATCAGAGTGAGCACCTACTGTGGAACTTAAACCACCCATTCCTATAGGGTTTACTGCTTGATGATTGGAAACTTGCTTAGCGTGTTCGTTAGAGCCACTAAAGTCTAAAGCCTTAGTCCAAGGAGTGTCGTTAGTTTGAACAGGTGCTACATCAGTAGCTGTTACATTCATTGTACCTATGGAACTACCATAAGAATTAGCTCTTGTTACACTTACAGTATAAGTAGTATCAGAACCTACATCAGTTAAAGTACCCTGAATAACACTATAACCATCATATA